ACGCCGAGATGGGCCTGTTCGGCACCGATGCCTGCGTGATGGTCGAGCATGAGCGCGAAGGCGCCGTGTGCCACGCTCTGACCGTGGGCGAGTATTGGACCGCGCTGAGCGATGCGATGGTGCCGGACACGCTCTATCGCCGCTGCTCCATGTCGGTCCATCAGCTCGTCCGGTCCTTCGGGCTGGAGAACGCCAGCGACTTCGTGCGCAATTGCCACGCCAATGGCCGGTACGACGAGCAGATCCCCGTGATCCACGCGATCGAACCGAATGACGACCGGGTGCCGGGTGTGCTGACGGCGCGGGGCAAGCCCTGGCGGGCGGTCTATTGGGACGAGAATGACGGCCGCGCGGACCGCTTGTTGCGCGTCTCCGGTTATGACGAACAGCCCTTCTGGGCGCCGCGTTGGGACACCGTCGGAGGCGACACCTATGGCACCTCGCCCGGCTTCGACGCCTTGCCCGACATGCGCGAGCTTCAGCTGCAGACAAAGCGGAAGAGCACGGCGACCGAGTTCCTGATCAGCCCCGAGAGGATCGTGCCCGCGACCGTGAAACTGACCGGCAAGCCGGGCAATATCGTGTCCGCGAGCGCGGTCGACGCGGCGGGGTTGATCGTGCCCTATACGATCAACCCGTCGGCGATCGGAGCGATCACCGAGGATGTCAACCGCTGCGCCGAGGCGATCGACCGGCTCACCTATGCCGACCTGTTCATGGCGATCACCAACATGGACGGCATCCAGCCACGCAATGTCGAGGAGATCGCCAGCCGCAACGAGGAGAAGCTGACTCAGCTCGGCCCGGTCATCGAGCGTGTCAATAACGAGAAGCTCGAGGTGGCGATCGACCGGACCTTCGGGATCATGTCACGGCGGGGGTTGTTGCCGCCGGCACCGGAGCATCTTCAGGGCGAGCCAGTGAAGGTCGATTTCGTGTCGATCCTGGCGCAGATGCAGCGGATGGTCGGGCTGGGCCAGATCGAGCGGACGGTGGCGTTCGTGGGCAATCTGGCGGGGCAGTTTCCGGAAGCGGCGGACCGGCTGGATGTCGATGCCATCGTCGACGACTATGCCGATCGCGCCGGGGCGCCGCCCAGGATCATCCGGTCAGTGGATGACGCGGGCAAGCTGCGCCAGGGCCGCGAGCAGGAAGCGCAGATGGCCAGGATGGCGGCGATGGCCGGACCGGCCAAGGACGGCGCGGCGGCGATGCAGATGCTGGGGCAGATGGGCGCGCAGGGCGCGCCGACCGGGCCGACTGGGCCTGGGCCCGGGCAGTAGCGCTCTTCCCTTCTCCCTCCGGGAGAAGGTGGCGCGGTCGCGCCGGATGAGGGTGACTGGGAAGGTCGCTCGCCATTCGCCCTCACCCTCCCAAGCTTCGCTTGGACCCCTCCCTCTCCCGCTGGGAGAGGGGAAAGAAAGTGCCCCCATGATCGAAATGACCGACAAGCTCATCCTGCTGGAAAGCGCACCCTTCAGGCGGTTCCTGCTGTCGCTCGTGCAAAGCGCCGGCGTGTTCGAGGTCACCGCGAACTTCGCCGATGGGCGGCACCTTTATCTTGAGGGCCGGCGCAGCCTCGCGCTCGAGATCCTGCGCGATCTCGATGCGGCGCAGCCCGTGTCGCTGCCCGACGGAATCCCCGCGGCGACCTTGATTCAAACCTTGCACGAACTGGCGCATTCGATGCGCAAGGAGAATGTCCTTGAACGACGAAACATCACTGCAGAACCCGGAGACGATGACGCCTGAGGCGGATCACGGCTTCGACGATTTCGAACCCTCGGCGCTTGGCGAAGACCTAGTCGACAGCGGCGAGGATCTTCCGGAAGGCGAGGAGGGCGATGCTTCCGACATCGCCGAAATCCCCGACCAGTATCGGCTCACCGCGCCGGAGGGGCTGACGCTCGACCCCGTCGCGGTCGAGCTGGCGACGCCGGTCTTTCGCGAGCTTGGGCTGTCCAACGAACAGGCCAACAAGCTGATGCCGGTAGCGGGCCAGTTCGCCCAGGGGCTGATCGACCGCCACCAGCGCCAGTTCCTCGGCCAGGTTCAGGCCGAACGGAAAGTCTGGCTCGACAGCGCGCGCAACGATCCGGAGATCGGCGGCCAGCAATGGGCGACGACCATCGGCACAGCGGCCAGGGCGCTCGATGCGCTCGGCCTCGGCAAGGGCAGCGCGTTCCGCACGCTGCTCGACGAGAGTGGCCTCGGCAACCACCCCGAAATGATCCGCGCCTTTCAGCGGGTCGGCAAGGCCATCGGCGAGGACAGCTTCGAACGCTCGTCGGGCATCCACCATTCGAAGCGAGACAGGGCGGAGACGCTCTACCCCGAAGACACACCCAAAGGAGGGTAAGACATGGCGACCATCGGCAATTCGTTCCTCAATCTCATCGATCTCTACAAGGGCGCCGGCGGCGCCGACGGCCAGCTCGGCGAAGTGGTGGAGGTGCTGCGGCAACTCAACCCGATCATGGAGGACGCGGTGACCGCGCCCTGCAACATGGGCACGCTCCACCGCCACACCATCCGCACCGGCCTGCCCGATGTGGCGTGGGGGCGGCTCTACCAGGGCATCCCGCAGTCCAAGTCGACCACCCAGCAGGTCGAAGACACCACCGGCTTCGTCGAGGGTCTGTCCACCGTCGACACCCGGCTGCTCGAAATCTCCGACAACCCCGGCGGCGTGCGGCTGTCGGAAGGCCGCGCCTATCTCGAGGCGATGGCGCAGGAAGTATCGCGCGGCTTTTTCTACCACAACACCACGACCACGCCGGAGCGCTTCAAGGGCCTGGCCGCGCGCTATTCGGCGCTCGGCGGCAGCGGCGCCGGGGGCCAGATCATCAATGGCGGCGGTGTCGGTTCCGACAATACGTCGATCTGGTTCGTCACCTGGGGCGACGATTACACGACGCTGATCCACCCGAAGGGTACCAAGGCCGGGGTCACCCGCGAGGACAAGGGCGAGCAGCGGGCGAGCGACGGCAATGGCAATATCTATTATGTGAAGGAGGAGCTGTTTCGCCAGCACGTCGGCGTGGCGGTGCGCGACTGGCGCTATAACGCGCGCATCGCGAACATCGACGTGTCGAACGTGGCCGCCGGATCGGTCGACCTCTACGCCCTCATGCGCGCGGCCACGTACAAGCTGCAGGGCCGACGCTCCGCCAAGATCGCGGCGAACGTCGCGGCGCAGGGCCGCACTGTCATCTACATGAACCGCGACATGCTCCAGGCGCTCGACGCGGCCGGCACTAACGCGTCGAACGGCGCGCTGATGCTCAAGCCGATGGAGCTGCAGGGCGAGGAAGTGCTGTCGTATCGCGGCATGCCGATCCGCGAGACCGATGCGCTGATCAATGCGGAGAGCGTGGTCAGCTAGGCATTCGGCGAAGCGAAATGCCGTGTCGCCGCGCTGGCGGGGACACGGCCACCGCAGCGCCTTTTCCCGATATAGCAAAAGGAACCAGACATGATCTTCGACGCCACCACCCTGTTCTCGAACGCCCAGGCGGTGACCGCCACGGCGGCATCGACCAACACCATCGATCTTGGTGCGACCGGCACCGTGTTCGGCGCGGCCACCGCCATCGCCCGCGACGTCGGCAAGGGCCGCGAGGTCGCCATCCGCGCGAGCGTGGTCGAAAGCTTCAATAACCTGACCTCGCTCAGCATCGGTATCGAGACCGACGACAATGTCGGTTTCGCCTCGGCCAAGACGGTGTGGACCTCGCCCGCCTATACGCTGGCGCAGCTCGCGGTCGGCGCGGCCCTGCTGCTGCCCGACGACCTGCCGGTCGGCACCGACGAGCGCTATCTGCGGCTGAAATATACCGTCGTGGGCACCGCGCCGACGCTCGGCAAGATCACCGCCGGCGTGACCGCGGGCAACCAGACCAACCCGTGACCGCGAAGGGACACGCCATGAAGCAAAGCCAGACCTACACCGCGCCGCACGTGGTCTACACCGGCGGCATGCTCTACCCGCCCGGCCAGCCGTTCACGACCGACGCGCCACGCGGCGCCGGCTGGGAACTGGTCGCCCCGCCGGAGAAGAAGGCGATCGCAGCCGTCCGCGAGAGCACCAGATAAGGGCCGTCGCGGGGACGGTGACACGCCGTTCCCGCGACCCTTTGCATACTGGTCGCTTGGTCGATTCTTGAGCGCAACGACATTGGCGGCACCCTGCCGTTCCTCCACCCGGCCGCAACCCTTCCGCAGCCGGAGCACCCATGGCAACGCAACTCGCCCCTCGCGCACCGATGAAGACGCGCGAATTCCACAACCATCATTTCGATTCGACGATCTGGAACGATTTCGCGTTCCGCGACGACGACATCGTCATCGCCACCTATGGCAAGTCAGGCACTACCTGGATGCAGCAGATCGTCGGCCAGATGATCTTTGGCGGGGACCCGGAGGTGAGCGTGTCCGACCTGTCCCCCTGGATGGACCTGCGGGTGCCGCCCAAGGCAGTGAAGCTCAAGGCAGTCGAGGCCCAGCAGCATCGGCGTTTCCTCAAGACCCACCTGCCGGTCGATGCGCTCGTGTTCAGCGGCCAGGCCAAATATATCTATGTCGCGCGCGATGGCCGCGACGTGATCTGGAGCATGCACAACCACCATGCCAACGCCAACGCGGCGTGGTTCGCGGCGCTCAACGACACGCCCGGCCGCGTCGGCCCGCCGATCCCGAATGCCGACCCCGATATGCGCCATTATTTCCGCAACTGGCTGGAGCGCGACGGCGATCCCTTCTGGCCGTTCTGGGAGAATGTTCGCAGCTGGTGGGCGATCAAGGACCAGCCCAATGTGATGCTGATCCATTTCGAGGACCTTAGGCGCGACCTGGTGGGCGAGATGCGGCGCATCGCCGACTTCCTCGATATCCGGGTGGACGCCGCACGCTTCCCGGCGATGGTCGAGCATTGCACCTTCCCCTGGATGAAGGCCAACGCGACCAAGGCCGCACCGCTGGGCGGAGTGTTCTGGGACGGCGGCGCCGGGACCTTCATCAACAAGGGCACCAATGGCCGCTGGCGCGACACGCTGAGCCTGCGCGACGTCACCGACTATGAAACGCGCAGCGTGGCGGAGCTCGGCCCGATCTGTGCGCGCTGGCTGGCCGGCGGCGTACGAGCCGTCTGATGACGAATTCCCCGGGCCCGACCAGCGAGGCGGGGCGTTGATCGATCATGATCAAGCCCGTCACAGCCTTTCCCGCGCACTTCCTCGCCCTGTTGCTGCTCGCCGGCTGCGGCAGCGCGGATAGCAGGGACATCCCATCCGCCAATGCCGCAACCTTCGTGCCGCCGCGCGATGTCGCGGCGACGCCGCTGCCGGGCCAGACGCCTGACACGCCGGCCACTGCCTATGCCGGCAAATTACCCAACGATCCGGTCGGGGGTGTGCTGTTCTTCGACCGCACCGACGTCTCCAAGGCGCTGTTGGAGGCCGTACGCGACAATGCGACCCGCGCGCATTTCCGCGAAACCAGAGGTCCGGAAAAGCCGATCTACATCAGGGGCGGCAAGGTGACGGCCGCCGGCTGCAACGCGCAGGATTGCAGCGGCGAGAACTGGGCATTCCTGTTCGACCCGGCAACCAAAACCGGCGAGGCCTGTCTCCACGACACCGCGACGATGCAGGATTCGAGCCGCTGGTTTTCGAACGGCACGGCGACAATGCGCAGCGGCATGTGCCCGCGGGCCTGAGAGCGGCGGAGCCCACTGGAAAACTCTTTTGGAACGGTGCATTCACTCAACCTCCAGGGCGCGGGGGACATAACCGGCCGATCAAAGAGAGGTTGATATGAGATTCATCGCACTCCGGTCCGTTGTTGGTCTTGCCCTGATCAGTGCGGCCCCCGTCGCCGCCCTGGCGCAGAAGCCGGCGCCGGCAGCAGCGGCGCCCGCCCCGAAAATCTCGAAGGAAGCTCGGCCGGCGCTGGCGGCCGCTCAGGCAGCGATCAAGAAGGGCGATTTCGCCACTGCATCCGCGAAGCTGGCGGAAGCCGATGGGCTGGCGCAGAGCAATGACGACCGCTTCATGATCGGATCGCTCCGGCTCGACCTGGGCAAGGCGCAGAACGACGTCAATATCCAGGGGCAAGGCATCGAAGCGGTGCTCGCCAGCGGGCTCCTGCCGGCCGGAAACCTGGTGCAGTTCAACCTCGCGGCCGGGCAGATCGCCTATAACGCCAAGGACATGGCGAAGGCGGACAAGTATCTGACCGCCGCCATCGCCGCGGGCGCCAGTGACGCGAACGTCTATGCCTTGCTGATGGAAGCGAAGATCGACCAGAACAAACCGGGAGAGGCGGTGACCGTGCTGGAGCAGGCCGCCGCCGCCAAGCCCGGCGGCGTGCCAGTGCCCGACGACTGGTATTCCCGCGCGTTCGGCGTGGCCTATCAGGCGAAGGACGGGCCAGCGGTCGAGCGGGCCGGACGGGCGCGGGTCATCGCCTATCCCAGCGCGAAGCATTGGCGCGATGCGCTGATCGGCTATCGCGACACGAACGCGATCGACACGCAATATGTCATCGACCTGATGCGGTTGCTGCGCGCGGCGAGCGCTTTGAAGGGACAGGGCGACTATCTGTCCTACGTCGAGAATACCTATCAGAAACTGCCGGGCGAAGCGGCGGCCGTGCTGGCGGAGGGCATCAAGAGCGGCGATATCGTTCTGGCGACGAACATGACCGCGCGCGAATTCAACGACGTGGTCAAGACCAAGATCGCGGGCGACCGGGCGAGCCTGCCCGCGGGTGCGGCGCAAGCCAAGGGGGCAAGCGGCACAGGGCCGATCGCCCTCGCGACGGCCGACGCCTATTTCGGCTATGCCGATTATGCGCCGGCGATCGAGTTGTACAAAGTCGCGCTGACCAAGGGCGGCGTCGATACGAATGTCGTCAACTCGCGGCTGGGCGCCGCGCTCGCACTGAGCGGTCAGGGCGATGCCGCCAAGCAGGTGTTCGCCTCCATCACCGGGCCGCGCGCGGCGCTGGCGAAATATTGGATCGTGTGGATCGACCAACCCAAATGACGCGGGCAACCGGAGCGGGCACGACGCGTTGATGGGCATTACCGCCCCTAACGCGAAAGGTCAGTCATGACGCATCAACGCCCGCTCCCAGACGCAGCGGTGTCGCCCTATCCGGTCCACCCCGAGCCGCACGACGAAACCAGGGATTCCGCTTTTTTCACGATGGGATCGCACCATGAGGATAGTGACGAAGCAGGTCATTACGCACTTGCGGAGCGCTTCTCGCTTTCCGACGCCCTGTCCTCCACCACGATCGCGATAGGGGCGGCGATCGGTCTCG